GAAATAATGGTTAGGGATTATGACTATGAAATAAAAATTAAAGATGGCGTTGTGATTATTACTGCAAAGGAGCGTGAGAGATGAATTATGAAAAGACAATGAAAGAATGGGACGATAGCGTCCCTGATGGAATAAAGTATTTATCGGCAGAAAAACAAGTTCTGATGCGAAGAGTTCGTGAATTAGAATCCGAGAACGCACGGTTGAAAGATGCGCAACGCTGGATACCAGTGGGCGAGAAACCGTTAGAAGCCGGAAGATTTTTAGTCCTGCTCGAAACTGGTGTTATCAAAATAGACTGGACATTCATTGATGGCGGAAGATATTACTGGTGGAACTCAGGTGGGCAAGTCACCCACTGGATGCCACTACCAAAATTCCCAAGCGAGGTGAAAGAATGAGTGAACGACCTAAGTATGAGATAAGAGCAGATGGAACGTATGTAATCACCTGCGGAAGATGGAGTTTAGCAGGAACGTACTTGATGTGGACAGACACAGGTCTTTACATGGCATTGCCGAACATAGGACAGGAACAAGCATTAGACGAGTTATATGAATTACTTCACCTGAGATAATTATTAAAACAAGGAAAATCAAATGGCTGAAATGATGTGGATAGATGGAAAGACATACAATGTTAATTCAGAATTGGTAGCAGATTTAGAGTTACAGGTAGTAAAGACGAAATCACCGACAGCAGAAAAGTTGTTGGAAAAGTATAAAGACTTGCAGGACAATGAGAAGTTTTTCGTGGAGCTTATATACAAGGAAATACCGATAGAAAAGTTCAGGCATACAGGCGTAACAAGCAGAGCAGATTTAGCAATCGCGCTTGGATTGTATCTGCTAAAGATGCAGAGAAAGAATAAACTATTTAAGGAACAGGAGAAAAGGAAAGATGGAAAGCGAAAAGCAGTTCAAGTTAGAGGATAGAGTAATTGAAAGGTTTGTAGCCTTAGTAGAAGGCAGGAAAGACATTCAATTTGAGATAGGCGATGAGTTGAATGTACAGTTCGAGCTTTACGGAAAGGAAAAGAAGCAGGTAGTCAATCAGTTAGCAGGAGCGTTGAATATCTCAGCGTCTACTCTTTATGACTATGCAAGGATAGCAAAGAAGTGGGATGAAACAAGCAGAGCAAAGTATACCAGTCTTGATTGGACCATCATCCGGAACAGTGACCCGACAGAAGATGAGGAGTTACTTGACCAGTGTGTAGATGAAAACTTGAATGCCACAGAATTCAAGCTGATGAAATATCCGAATGTCAGCAGTCCGACAGCTTTATTCAGAGCAGTTCATGGAAAGCTATTCTCACTCGAACAGGATGAGAGGATAGGCAGTAAAGCTAAGGAGTGGGTGGGAATAGCAAGGGCAAGTTTCTTGAAAGCATTTGAAATGTACGAAAAAGACACAAACCAGTAAGTAAAAGAGAGAAAAGATTGAAAAAAGGCATCGTACAGGTGAAATTAATGGAAATATATCTATTAATACCTTATAATAAGGAAAAAGCAGTACAAAGGAAAAACAAGGTATTACAGGATGCCAGTCCACAGAGCAGACGAAAACCAGAAAGAGATTGTCGAAGGATTGAGAGCCATAGGAATTAGCGTGCTTATACTATCGCAGGTCGGGGGTGGATGCCCCGACCTGCTGGTAGTGGACAGAGAAGGCAATAACATTCTACTTGAAGTAAAGACTGAAAAAGGCAAGTTAAGAGAAAGCCAGAAGAAATTTATGAAAGAATGGGAAGGACCGATTTATTTGGTTAGAAACCTTGACGATGCTATGTCCTATGTTATACTTAAACAAAAGCAAAAGGAGTGACGAAATGACTGATTATGAAATGATGACAGAAGGTGGGTACAGGTTAGACGAAGCGGTATCAGCACTGCAAAAAGAAATCAGGAGATGCCACGAGAAAGAAGCGTTGTATTGGGCGTTAGAAGTGAACAGCAAGTTTCCTGATTATTTATGGAAAAGGCTTGTAGTGATAGTTACCGAAGATATTGGTATGGCTAATGTAGAGCTTGTAAATACCATTACTAATTTGTCAGCCAGAGTGATAAATCTGAGAAAAGAATCCAAGCGGAAAGATTATGACCTGTGTATTTTAGGATTTGCCATTTTAGCAATGGCAAGGTCTAAGAAGAGCCGAGAGGGAGATGATTATGTCAATCAGATATTGAGAGAACGAAGGTTAGGATGGAGATTAGAAGTTCCTGATTATGCAAAAGATAAGCATACGAAAGCAGGCAGAGCTATGGGAAAAACTGCAATAGATTTTTGGACAGAAGGTAGTAAGCTTGAAAATGAAGCTTTTCCATCTCAATATATTGGTTGGGTAGATGGCTTAGGAGATGGTTATTATGATGGCAACTGTAAACCTGCTGTAAGTACTAAGACGAAATTTATGCAGGATAATTTATTCAATTATGGAGAAAATGACTGATGCAGGAAAAAAAAGTATTGATATTAGGTGGGGCTGGTTTTATCGGTAGTCATCTTGTAGAGTTACTTTTAGGCAAGCGTAACATAGGAAAAGTAAATAGCAGACCAGAATATGTCAGGGATGTAACAGTCCTTGACAGTTTTGAGTATTGCTATTTTGATAATTTGGATTCAGTAAAAGATAGGATAAAAGTTGTCACAGCAGATGCCAATAATGTTGGTGTATGGCTTAAGAGAGAAGCAGAATGCGGAGTTATTTATGATGAAATATATCATTTAGCGGCTATAGCCGATACTCTTGACTTTACAGCTCAACCGATAGAGTCGTTTAAGGTAAGTGTAATGCCTATGCTTGACATTCTGGAATATAAGATGGATATTAATAAGGATTGCAAGTTGCTGTTTACGTCAAGCTCAGAAATATATGGAGAAGCAGAAGTTATGCCGACACCAGAGAGCTATAATGGTAATCTATCATGTGATGGAGTCAGAAGTGGATATGATGAAGGCAAGAGGGCAGGAGAGACGATAATTGCAGGATATTATAGAGAGTATGGGATAAGCTGTACAAGGGTCAGGATATTTAATACCTATGGAGAAAGACAGAGAGCGAGTGGCAATTTAGTAGGGCGAATGGTACATGATGCATTAAAGTATGGGGAGATAATGGTAGACATGCCGGGCAATCAAGTAAGAACATTATTACATGTGAGCGATTGTGTAGAGATGTTAGTCAATGTTATGGAGAAGCAATTAAACAATCCTGTAAATGTAGGTGGTGTTGATATTATCTCAGTAGAAGAATTTGCAGGTCTTGTTAGTTTTCTTGTTAAGAAGCAGTTGAAAAAGAAAGTCAGGATAACGAAGGATAATGAAAGGTATGGAGATATAAAGAGGAGAATTCCTGACATAAGCATAGCATCTGATATGTATGGTTTTTGTCCGAGAGTCAGTTTAGAAGAAGGTGTCACCAGAGTAATAGAATATTGGAGAAACAGATAATGATATATGGCAGGATGTTGTTCTTAGGCGATAGCCTTATGTATGGGTCAAGAGATAGTGCAGGAATCTCTTTTATTTACGATATGGTTAGAATTGCATTGCAGGAAAGTAATTATTTGATAATGCCAGAAATAGATGCAGTGCCGGGAAGGACAAGCTCTGAATTAATAAGGAGTGTATTTAATGTAATTGAGCATTCTCAAGCTAAGGAAGCATTTATATTAATAGGTACTAATGATGCCAAGTGTGAAATAAATACGCCTGTAGAAGTTTACAAAGCAAACATTCTAATTATCTGCAAGTGGCTCGAAGCATTTGGTAAAAGAGTTTATTTGATAGAAATACCTATTCCAAAAGGATTTGGTAGTAATGGATATACAAGTTCGATATCTGAAAGGATAAAAGAATATAACGAATCACTAAGAGAGCCTGAATTTAGGAATTATACTTTTATTGATATAGCCATAAGTGATTATGTTGATGGAATTCATTTTAGTCGGCAAAGTGCAGAGAAAATAGCCAAAATTGTATGGGATAAGGTAAAAGATATGAGGACTTGGTGAAAACTGTTGAAGAGATAGGCAAGTACCATCTGACAGATTGGAATAATATCATGGCAGGGGAGAACAGGCTTAAAAGGATAACTTGGCTTATAGGTGGGGCTAAGCAGAATGAGTCCATGCTGGTCACTCATATTAACAAGCTTTACAAGGATGTGTGTAAATTAGATTCAAGCATTGAGCATTCAATGTACACGAATTGTCTGGATGTTGATAATTGGAAAGAATCTTACATAGTGAACATGAAAGGCAAGCAGTACAGCAGGCTATTCCAAAAGAATATAGAGATAGCAGTGCAGATGTATTGGGAAGAAAAGCTAAAAAGTGATATTTATATGTGCAATGACTTTTCTATGTCTTTCGCTGTTTATGGTTTAGGATTAGGTATGTATGATTATCCGCATATTCCAGTAGTTAGTATTTTAGGCAAAGTACCTGAGAATGGAGTTTCGTCTCACTTAAGTCCAGAGACTTCTAAGTGGTTATTGAATTATTTGATTAATGATGAAACGCATTGGATATTAATATTTGATAATCAGGAAGAAGAGAATATACTCAGGAAGCTAATCAGCAATTCAAAAGGTGGGGAAAAGTTTGACAGGATAAGACGATTTGGCACGTATGTGTACAGACCAGAAAATTGGGTGGAAAAGGAATATAAAAAGGATGTAGTTGTATGGTCAGGCAGAGCGAATGTTACCAAGAATCCTAAGCTTGGCGCAGAAGTGTTCGCATTACTTCCAAGTACGCTAAGAAAGGAAGTGTTTCATCCGACAAGTTCAGGAAAAGACGATAGTGGTTTTCACGCTTCTGAGAATGTACGTATATATACGAATGAGCCGCCAGACATATATCGTGAATTGACCAAGCAAGCTAAGGTGATAGTTATAACTTCTATGGATGAAGCTTATGCAATAGGATATTTGGAGTTGTTCGGTCAAGGAGTTATTCCAGTAGTATGGGATAGAAAATGGGCTAAAGATTTATTGCCAGAAGGTTACGAATTGTATTTTAGAACAGCAGGGGAAGGCGCAGAGAAAGTATTGGAAGCTATAAAAAACTATGACAGGTATGCAAGCCAGATAAAAGAATGGATGAGCAAGAGATTTGTTGAAAAGGATTTTGGTGATGTACTGAAAGAAATCTGGTTAGACTATACTGACAAAGTTGGTAATAGAATAAGGCTTGTTACAGATAGGGGAACAAGGAGAAGGATGTGAATAAAACTAAGATTGTTAGTTTGAATGTTGATAAGCTTGAAACTAATCAGCTATCCGGAAATGAAGAAGATGGGTCTACGTTCAAAAGATTAAAAAAAGAGCTTAGTAAGTATGGGATGGTAGAACTGCCAGTAGTAGTAAAAACTGAGGAAGCATATCGTATTATAGCAGGACACCACAGGATAAAAGCTTGGAAGGAGCTTGGCAATTCAATGGTAGATTGCATGCTAATTGAAGGGGAGATGAGCAAGGAAGAAGAGTTTAATCTTGTAAATAATCTGAATCAGATAAAAGGCAATCTAACATTATCAAGGTTGAAGCGCATTATCAGGTATAACGAGTTAGATGTTACCAAGCTTGATGTGTTCAAAGTTCCAATTACTAATCTCATTCCAAGTGACAAAGCTGTAGAAAAGGAATCTCTTGATGCTGAAATGAGAGCAAGGATAAGAGATTTATCTCTAAAATTGGCAAGTGAAATTGCAGAGTTGGTATTGATGAACAAGAATGAATCAATAATTATGATGCACAAGGAAGGCAAGATAGCCGCTATTCTGCATATAAAGATGCCAATATCGCAAGCAAGAGCAGGAATTCCGGTGTTCAAAGGAATAATAGAGAAGGCTTTAGATGAAATGGATAAGAGTTTTATAGGTGAGAATGTGCAAAAGTAGCGCAGGTTCCTATAAAGGAGTGTGAAATATGGCAAGAAAGCTTAAAATGACTGCAAGAAGGCAGAAGCAGATTATTGATATGATTGAGTTAGGTCAGACGATTGCATACGCATGTGAAGCTGTCGGCATACATAGAAACACTGAATTGAGGTTTAGAAAGAGCAATCCTGATTATGAGAAGCTTGTAAACGAAGCATTAGAGTCGAGGGCAGAGCTTGTTGCTGATTCTTTATTTATGCAGGCGTTGAATGGAGATGTAAGTGCAATAAAGTTCTTTTTGATAAACCGTGCCAATGATAAGTGGAAATCTGAACAATATATGAAGGTATCAGGAGATGAGAAAGGTGCGCCAATAGGTATAGCAATAAAGGAAGTATTGGTGGAGCTTACAAGACAGCCAGAGGATTCAGAGCAGAAAGAATAAAGTGGATGCACGTCAGCAGTTATATTCGATTGAGAATGATAGAATACGCCTGCATTTTCACTGGGGTCAGACTCTGGCGTGGAATGATACAAGACGATTTGTTCTCGTATTATCAGGTACTCAGGGTGGTAAAACTTCATTCGGTCCGTGGTGGTTGTGGAGAGAAATACAAAGGCATGGCGCAGGTGACTACCTTGCAGTTACGACCAACTTCCCACTATTCATGCTTAAGATGCTTCCTGAGATGCAAACTGTATTTTGTGAAGTATTGAAGATAGGCAAGTATTGGGGTGGTATAGGAGTAATAGAATTATGCAATCCAGAGACAGGAGAGTTCACAGCAGAGACAGCAAAGGATAAGATGTGGGGGAGAATTATACTCAGGTCCATAGGCGCACCATCCGGACTTGAAGCGGCAACAGCTAAAGCCGCATGGCTTGATGAGTTAGGACAGAATGAATGGGATGAGTCTCATTTAGAAGCTATTATGCGAAGGTTGTCAATCCATCAAGGAAGGATATTAGGAACGACTACTGTGTATAACAGTGGCTATCTGAAAAGGAGATGGTTTGACCTATGGGAGCAAGGAGATAAAGATTATTCTGTAATTCAGTTTCCGTCAGTAGTCAATCCTGCATTCCCAAAAGAAGAATATGAAAGAGCCAAAAGAACGCTACCTGATTGGAATTTCGATATGTTTTACAGGGGGATATTCCGCAAGCCAGAAGGTTTAGTGTATAATATGTTTGACTACAAAAAGCATGTTGTAGTGAGAAATGAAAGAGAATTCAAGCGATATGGATTGGCATTAGATGAAGGTTACACGAATCCGGCAGTAGTATTACTGATAGGAATAGATAGTGATGATAGACTTCATGTTGTCTCAGAATATTACAAGAGGGGAAAGTTGCAGGATGATGTGGTGAATTATGCCAGAGAATTGTTCACGATTTACATGATAGACACTGCAATAGCGGATAGTTCAGCCGCAGGACTGATAGCGGCAATGAAAGACGCAGGAATACCAGCAAGAGGAAGTTCAGGAAGAGTCATTGATGGCATCGCACAGGTACAGGGCATTCTATCAGATGCAGGTGATGGCAGACCAAGATTAACAGTAGACCCAAGCTGTATAAACACGATAAAAGAATTTGAGTCATATAGTTGGAAACCAGAAAAAGATGAAGTTGTAAAAGAAAATGACCATGCGATGGATGCTTTGAGATATTTTGTCACAAGGAAAAGAGAAGTATTAGTCGCACAGCAGTCCAGATGGTAAAGAGGTGAACATGAGCAGTGATTTAGAGTTAGCTTACAGTGTATTGGTAAAACAAGCCAGAGATGCCAACCTGTTGAATGATTATTACATAGGTAACCATCCGCTTATGTATACTCACGAAAGGTTGAGAGAAGTATTTGACAAGTCGAGTGTCAAGTTCATTCAGAATTGGTGCGCAGTAGTTATAGACACAGCGTTAGACAGGATTGTATTCAAGGGTTGGGATAATCCAGCAATGGCAATGAATATGACACTTGATGAATTCTATAATCAAGCTAAGCTTGCGCTTATAAGCAGGAAGGTGCATCAGGATGCTTTGGTTACAGGGAATGGATTTATGATGCTTGATGAAGTTGATGGACAGTTAAAAGCATTCTACAATAGTCCTGACCAAGTAGTTGTTATCTATGAGACAGAGAATCCGTTGGAAAAAGCTTTTGGTGCAAAAATCTATTATGATGATGAAGAAGGTTATACGTATTGCAACCTGTATTATCCCGAAGTAATCCAAAGATACAGTTACAGAGGAAAGCCACAGCAGGTAAGCGATTTTGTATTTGAAGAAGAATATTCTAATCCATTTGGCAGAGTGCCGATAATCCACTTTAAAGCAGATAGCGATTTGATTAATGTTATTCCGATTCAGGATGCCATTAACAAGACGTTCAGTGACATGATGGTAGTAGCAGAATTCAACGCATTCCGTCAGAGATGGATGGTAACGAATGCAGATATATCGTCATTGAAAGCCAGTCCGCAGTCCATTATGCGCATTCCAAAAGGTGCTGGTGATGAAGAAGGTACTCAGATAGGTGAGTTTGAAGCGGCTGACTTATCTATGTATCTTGACACAATAGACAAGCTCACAAACAGCATAGCAGTCATCAGCAGAACGCCTAAGCATTACTTCATGAACACAGGTGCAAATATCAGTGGTGAAGCCTTGAATGTGATGGAGACGCCATTAATCAAAAAGTGTCTGCAAATAATCGAAAACTTTGGCGAAAGTTGGATTGAGTTATCAGAGTTTCTTGTACAGTCTGATGAAACAGTAGTAGTTTGGGATAAGCTTGAATCAGAACAGCCAGAAAGTGAAGGCAGAGCTATGCAGATTATGGTAGGTTTAGGCATTCCGTTGATTACAGTTCTGCGCAGATTTGGTTGGGGTGCAGATGAAATCGAACAAATGTTATCAGATTATGAAGAAGAGAAAAAGCGCAAAGCTGACATAGCGGCACAGGCTTTAGCAATAGCTAATTTGAGTTTAGAACAGAATAATAATCCATATTCTATACCTGAGGAGTAATGGCTACTGTAGTTCCTGATGTAGTACGTTATGCGCAAGAATTTAAGAATGAGTTGCGCAGTGGAAATCTCAATACAAGCTTATCTATGGCTACTCATTGGGCTAAGTCTGCTAAGGAATTGGATATCATAGTCAATAAAATAACTGAAGAAATTGAAGTGATGAGAGCAATGGGGAAAGAAGTAACTGAGAATTGGGTTAGAGAGCTTGATTACTATAAGCAGTTGAGAAGGCAGACGATTGCTCAGTACAATAGTTATGGTGAGTTTACTGAAAAACTGATTGATGAAGAATCAATGAAGTTTATGAAATATGGTACAAATGAAGCACAAGCTTTGATAATGGCATCGTCTAAGCCATTAAATCCATTATACATACCGAAACTACCTGATAGAGAAATAGAGATTTTATATTCAAGTATAAGAAGTACTGTAACGCCTTTAGGAAAGCTATTGATGGGATTAGGTGTTGATACATGGAAAGCAGTGGATGTGGCTTTATTGTTAGGTATGGCGCAAGGAGTATCAACGCAGGAAATAGCAAGAAGAATGACACAGGCAGGACAGTTAGGTCTCAATAGAGCTATGACCATTGCGAGGACTGAGATAAACCGTGCTTACCGAATAGCTACTCAGGAGACTTATGACCAGAGTGGTGTAGTTCACAAGTACAAAAGAATGGCGAATAAAGGCTCAGCTTGTATGGCTTGCCTGTTATTGGATGGTCAAGTGTATGAATCAGCTATGTCATTTGAGGACCATCCGAATGGTGCGTGTGCAATGATACCGTGTGTTGATGGTATGCCAGAGCCTAAGTGGGAGACAGGACAGGAGTATTTTGAGAAGTTAGACCCCGAAGAACAGATGCGCAGGATGGGAAAGAATTATTACGATTCTTGGAAAGCGAAAGAATTTAAGCTGTCTGATATGGCATATATCAAGCCGAATTACGCGTGGGGTGGAATGCCAGCTACAAGGTCATTATCCACTTTAGCACCAGATTGGAGAAGCAAATACGCTACAGCAACGAGTAAGGTTGTGAAATCCATTGAGACAAACTATATTGCGCATGAAGGAATGAGCATAAATGAGATAGTAAGTTTGAAGGATACATTGAGTCCTAAAATTGATGCTATGAAAGCTCAGATGAAGGCAAATCCTATCATGAAAGCTGTAGGAGATTGGCATGGTGATAGCGGTTTGCCAACAATGATATCAGAATCAGAGTTGGATGAGCTTGTCAAGAAGAAAAAAGCTATCAATGTTTATAGAGGTGTCACAGACAGTCCGTCACATGGAAAAACAGCGGCAAATATCATAGAAGAGTTCAAGACTGATAAGGATATGTATTATGGTTATGGTGTTTATGGCAATGGCACGTATACGTCACCAGAATATTCTACTGCATACATGTATGGTGGCAATAGAGATGAGAATGTATTTAGGCTTGGTATAAGAAAAGACGCAAAGATAGTAGAATATGATGATTTATTAAGAGAAGGTAACTTATTCACGCAGGAGTTAGAAAATCTGTTTAAGAACAATCTGATTGATGCTGAGACTTATGTGTTT